CCGTCCACCTAAAAAAGGTGCAAAAAAAGGCGGAAAGAAGTAGAAATGGGTAATTCACCAGTAGACAAGAGCAAAGACTTCATCAAGTCTGGAATGACTCTTGTCACGGAATTAAACTCAGATAAATACTTAAAGAAAAAAGGCGTCAGTAAGTATAAACAAGAGCAAAAGTAAGACAATGAATCCTATCTTACTGGCCATGAGTATACTGATACTGAACGCCATATTTTTTATTAGCTTTCAGGATGACAACAGTAAAGATTGAGATCGTTAAACATGCCAAGTATTACTATTGGCTAGTGGATTACGGTGCTGGTCATAATGTTGAAGGCTTTGCGGAGACGTTAGAGCAGGCAATGAAAGAAATAATGCAGCACGAAAACGGGGTATAGGGTAGACTAAAGTACGTTCACCTCCTCTGGAGGCGGAAGTAAGACAACGCGGAACGGAACGTTCATTCCATGTTGGAATTCTTGATTGCATCTAGCATCACCTGTTCGCAGGCTAAAGATGTCATTGGCCGTGTATGGATCCACCAGGATCTGACTGACCTTGTCAAAGAGGAGATAGTCACGGAGCTGAAGAAAGCATCAGATTGCGACTGGAACGCACACGTTGACTGAAGGAACGCGCTTTTAGTGTAAAATTCACTGCAAGCGGAGCTTTCATCATGTCTATCGCAACATACAGAGGTGTCAAGTATGACACCAAAGATATCAATGCAAAGTCTAACGACTGGAAGGTATCTTTGAGTAAAAACGGTCTCGACAATTTCCAATATCGAGGCAAGGAATACAAATGGGAGGGACAGAAAAATGTCTGAACTCCTGTTAATCCAGAAAAAACTAAAGAAAAAGAACAAACAAAAAGCTTTATCGTTTGTGCGATTCAAGCAAGCAATGAGTTATAAAAAACTCAAGGCATAAAAAAAAGGCTAGCCAGATTAACTGGTTAGCCCCTTCTTTTTCTAGTGGAAACTAGAAAGAATACTTGACACCGACTTTTGTTCCGTAGCTAGTCTCAGCACCATCAACACCGCCGGCGAAGCTGATTTCGCCGTAGAGGTTCAGGTTTTCAGAGGCATTGATACCGATACCTGCTTTACCTGTAGGAACGGTTTCTGTTGGGCCGTTATCGAGGGAAATAATGCCAGCGCCACCTTGGGCGTACCAGCTAGCAGATTCACCGATGTTGCCTTCATAACCCAAGTGCAGGTCTGTCGCGGTGCCCGCATAATTTGAGCCGGAAAAACCTGAATTGGCTTCCACATTGGCGTAAGGGCCAGCAATTGCACCAGCAGGTGCCAGGGCAGCTGCAGCAGCGAAGGCAAGAGTGGTTTTAATCATTGAAAATTTAAAGAAGGGACTAACGCGAAGATTCTTCGCATACTCAATATACCTAGACAGACCGGAATACTGGGTTACCATTTGGGACAGTAATACGAGTGGGCATGACCAAGCAGCGGAAAAAACTTTTGAAACTAATGGAAAAAGCTGCGAAATCAATTAGTGACACAGAATCTAAAGAAATTATTAAGAAATTAAGGAAAGCAGGCAGGAAATATGGCGAATGTTCGGAAATCTAAGCTAGTCATTTAGTGTTCATGGCTAGTCCGTTACTGGCATATTACAACGGGCGGATTAGGGCCACGACGCAAAACACTGTAACGATTACTAATGGCCGTCCAGTTAAGTCTGGTGGCACTGAATATATCGTCAAGTGTTATATCAAAAGAATTCAATATACCGGCGTAACGAGTGGGTCTAAGCCATTGCCGTTAGCATCACAGCTAGAAGGAAGAATGCTTCCTGGTGGTAGCGGAGATCAGTTTTACTTCCGAGGCTATGCCCTTCAAAAAGCTCCTCTAGGGGCCTCCAATTGGCTAGGAGACCTAAGTGGTCTTACCTTCACAAACATCACGGCACAGGAGCTGTTCCTGCTGCCTGGTAGCGAAGTCGAGTTCAAGCTGGGTAACGATCCGACAATGCAAGCCATTGTTCAACGTTCCAGCGGAGTATTTGGCGGTGATGGGATTGATGAAATTATTTACCCTGCTATTGGTGGTGTTGAGATTCAACTGACAGGTTCTGATATCCAAAACTAATGCCTTACAAACTAAAAATGCAAGGCTTGCAGGAAGCAGAAAAACTCGTAAAAGATGAAGTAGAAAAGATTAAAGTAAAAATTAAAGAAATTAGTGAAGACAAATATGAACTTGACTTAGGTAAAATTGTAGTTGATTTTTCTCTAAAACAAAATGATTTAAATTCTCTCGTTAATCAACTTCCTGAGCAATTAAAAAAAGCTCACGATCAAACTTTAGATGAGATTGCATTAAAATTAAAAGATGCCCTTGATGCCTCAATACAAAGTCCTGTCTGGGATTGGGAAGGTGATACGAGAGATATTGTTGATACAGGGAGGTTGAGAGATAGCTTGATTGTCTCAGTCGAGAATGGAGAAATAAGCATTTCATATGGTGAAGATTATGCCGCAATCGTTCATTATGGTGGATATTTCAACCCATACGGTAATCCAGAAATTAAGCAGTATTACCCAGGCAGACCATGGGTTGATTCTGTCTTATACGGTCAAGGCCCTGTTGATCAATTTGACTTTGAAAAAGAATATAATGCAATTTTTAATACAAAGATCACAGGCTTGATTCGATAGGAATACTACGTCGCTTTGTGACCCCTATGGCGAAATTACCGTTTGTAATTGCTCCGAGAATGCAGTCCCGGCCTGTGCGGCTAGGTAATGAAGAAGTTGGAGTTATTGAAATTGAAAAAAGAGGTTATCTGAGTGTTGCGGAGAAATCTTTTGTTGATACTGTAATGCAAGGCAGCGATGGAGTAGCATCTATCGTAAAACTAGCAAGTCGAATTTCTCGCGAAAAGAAAATTACTGTTGAAAAAGCTTATAATTTAATTGTTGATATCATCAGTGGCAGTTCAAGTGGGGGATTAGCTTCTAGCGTTGCAGCTGATTATGGCGACGACATTGCTGGTATTCAGACTCAGATGGTCGAATCATTGCAACGTAAAGCAATTGCCTGCACGACAATCTTGATTCAATCAAGGATTGATTCTGACTGGACACTAGAAGATACGATGGAACTTCAGCCAGAATTACTTGCTGATTTTAGCAAGCTGTATGAAGAGGAAGAGCAGAAAATCCTAAACACTGAACCAAAGAAAACAAAAGATGAAGAGGCTGCTGAAATTGTGGGAAAGTAAAAAATGGAGAGTGGGGAGCGACTGTTCCTTTTGAACAGATATACTGGCAGCTAAAACAAATCTTTGTAGGAGACACAGAGTTCTCCTTGCGGAATTACCATAATTTACCTTACATGTATGTACTTGAGGCATATGATAGTGCCTTGTCTTACAAAAGAAAATCTTTGCACGAAGCTGAAGCTCCAATAGCGTTGCAGACATCCTTGCTTGCCAATATCAATAGAGACTCTAAAAAGAATAAAAAACCATTTACTATGGAAGATTTCTTTTTATATCAGCCAAAAGAAAGTTCAAACATGCCTTTAGGGTCATATGGAGCAGCTGCTATGGAACTTATAGAGCAGCAGTTATTTCCTCGATGGGCATATTGCTTCTATAAAGATCTCAAAAGCTCTTCGACGGGCAATCCCCCTGGTTTCTTAGGTCTTATTCACGAAAAAGCAATAATCTTAGCGCCAGAGATTACAGACAACACAGTTAAAGGCATGTTGATAATGGAAGATGTAGTGTCTGAGCAGACGATCGAAATGAAATCGACCCTTGGCGGAACTATCAAAGTAACAATGCCAAAAGCGACTATACGTTACAGCGCAAAAGAAGGGGTTGAAGTTCCTATTGCTGCATAATTGCCGCTGAGAATGATTGACAGTCAAAGACATCCCCTGAAATAGGAATGTTTTGTTTCTCCGCTTCCATCCATGCCCTAATCCTGTACTCACGCTCCATTGAGTATGAGTTTTGGTTGCGGAACCATTCAGCCCATTCTTGGCTGCCCTTTGAATGATTGCATTTCTTGCAGGCAGGGATACAATTGCTTGTTCTGTCTTCACCACCCTTTGCTCGAGGCTTGACGTGATCGAGAGTTAATGAGGCATCGTCGATTGGTGGATTCCCACAATAAGCACAACAGTTGCACCAAGCCTCTTTAATTGACTGTCGCCAAAGGTGTTTCGCTTCTTTTCTTGTCATTGCATCTAGATTAAAAAGGTAGTCATGGATCCTTGGCCGGATCGGCAAATCCTTTTTGATCATCGAGTTATGATGACAATGACTCCGCTTAAAGATGAGGCATCTGGGCTTCTCATGAGCACCTTGGCGGCTGTCTAATCTATAGTTCCTTAAATTGGGCAGACTAAAACACGGTTTTTCGTGTTCCGATGGCGCAAACTTTTGCCACGACACCGCAGATTATTTATAACGTCTTAGCTAATGACAGTAGCTTTTCTTCATACATAGGAAACTACAGTTTTACCGGCGGAAGCACAAGTCCATCAATTGTTATCTTAACGCCTGGAGAAGTTCTACCACAGCTAGAATCACAGGTCGGACTAGAATGTATAATCCATGACTCTGGTGACATTAGCCGCAAGGATTATATAAACGATAACTCTGATTTGCTAACGACTTGGAAAGTCTTTTTAATTGTATGGGATGGGTCTACCGGTAGTGACCTAGATTCTGCCGCAAAGCGTGCTTTGCACTTGTTTTATGGTGCTAAAACGATTGAAACCCTGACAGTCTCTAAAGGTCTAGGCGCTCGGGTTCAGACGATGATCATGATTCCTGAGAATGGTGGTTTACATGCAGATGCAACAGCAATCTTAGATTCCTTGCCTTAAAAGCTTGTTATTGCAGGCATTTTTACTGCAGGCGAATAAATAGTATTCCAGACCATTAGGAACCCTACGATAGTGGGGTGAATCCCCCATTTTTGCTCAGTTTTCAGCATTCTGGAAATTCACCCATGGCTAATTATTCTGCAGCCTTTGGATATAAGGTTTACTTACTTCCACTGGCTTCCGCTCAAACCGATTTAAACTTTACTGGTATTACGACCGGCACTGGCTTAAGTTCTGCTAGTACTGGATTCATCAAGACTGATAGTTCAACTCTTGGTGATGATGGCAACCTTGCCGCCGACAATGATACTGTTGCATACGACAGTTCGACTGGTATCTTTACTGTCGAAAGTCAAGCCTATGCAATGGACGGCACGACTGCCACTGACAAGCCTTTCAAGCTGATTGGTCTTACCAACGCTTCACTAGAAACTGATACCTCTAGCGAAGATGTTATTACTTATGACCGTACAACTCGCGGTTATAACACTAACATTGCTACGACTAAGTCTTTCAGCATCTCATTAGAAGGTGTCGCTGACTTTAAGAGTGCAGCGTATCAAGTCTTGCGTTTGACTGAAGCTAACACTGTTAACAACAGCTTGCGCGTTAAGTTTGCTCGTATCGGACCAACTGGTACTGACGAGACCATTTATGGCTACGGCACTCTCGAAGGCTACTCTGAATCAGTAGAAGCTGGTTCCGTGGTTTCCTTCAGTGCAACACTGAATGGCTACGGCCCATATAACTTAGATATCGACGCTAACGCTTGATATTAACTTAAAAAGCCTCAAATGCCCCGCTACGGCGGGGTTTTTTCTTGGCAGACTATTCTAGTCTTGGTGGCAATCAGTGGCGCAAAGCATTGAGATTGAAATTTCTGCTAATTATAATGCAGACGATGTCAATAAAAAGCTTGCAAAAACTGGTAAATCTATCGAAGAAATTGCTGACGCCCTTGATGACTTAGGCCCTAAATTAAAAGGCGAAGCAACAAAGAAAATATTTGTTCAATTAGAAGGACGAGATGCTGTATCAGGAAAACTTAAGGCTGTAGACAATCAATTTGACAATTTATCAGAAGGATCAAAAAAACTTGCTAGCTCTTTAAATACTTTAACTGGAGCAGAAAAGGGATCTGTAACTGCTTTAAAACAAGGATTATCTGCTGCCAAGCAAAAGCTATCATCATTAAATAAAACCAGTGCTGCATATAGTCACACCGAGCAAAAAGTACGAGGATATCAAGATGCATTAAACAAGGCAAATGGTGTAATGGCAGGGTCCATTGCCCAAAAGCGTCAATTAGCCGCAAGGCTGCAAAAGTTATCTGAAAGCTATGTTCAGGGTAGTGCTGCTCAACGTAAATATGCGGCTGAACTAAAAAAAATTAATGCTGAAATATCTGGAACTAATGGACCTTTCAAAACATTCTTTGGTGTTTTAAATAAAGTAGCTTCTGCTCAAGCAGGTTTTGTCGCATTTTCTGCAATCATTGGGACATTTACTGGCAAGATTAATGAATTAATTAATCAACAGAAGCAATTACAAGGCTTTGATTTAGCCTTAAAAAATATTGGGCTATCTTCTGTTCAAGCAAGCGAAGCCCTTGCTGAGGCCGCCGGCATTGCAAACAGACTTGGAGCACCAATTCAACAAGTAGAGAAATCATTTAAAAGGATGATTCCTGCGTTGAAGGCAGTAGGTGTTAACTCTAAAGATTCGAGTAAATTCATTGAAGCCATTGCAGCAAGAACGCAAACACTTGGATTAAACACTGAACAATCCGGTAGGTTCCTTGAGGCATTCGCTCAGGTGCTGAGTAAAGGAAAGCTCCAGGCAGAAGAACTTAATCAACAGATCTCTGAACTTGATGGTGCATTCAGGACGCAACTGGCAGATGCTCTTAACGTTACCACTCAAGAATTGGAGGAGATGATTAGCAACAGCCAAGTCACTTCGAAAGTGTTTGTCGAAGCTGTTTCTAAAATGGCCAATGGCGCTGAACTGTTAGCTGCGATGGTTCGAGATGGGAACGAAACTGTACAGCAGCTGCAAAACCAAATCAATAATTTAAAAGTCAATAATCTTCGTGCTATTGCAGTAGCGCTGGATCCTGGCATCAAAGCTTTTTTCGCGATTCAAAAAAGTATTGAACAATTTATTGCTTCGGTTGCTAATAGCCAATTCGGTGCATTACTAGCCGATACTTTTAATAATATTGTCTTAGCAATCAGAGATTTTGTTAATATTATGCTGACTGCAGCAAAAGCGGTTCTATTTGTATTAGAACCAATTTCTGGCCTGAGCAGAGTAGTCAGCCTTTTACTTAGAGTCATTATTCCTCTAACAGCAGCTTTTGTTACAGTCAAAATAGCAACTGCAGCTTATGCCGCAATGGCAGCATTGGCCTCGACAGCAACAACTGGCCTTGGAACCAATTTAAAAGATACTTCTGACATTGGCATGGTGGCTGCACAAAGGTTTAGCAATTTAGCTGCAGCTGTAGGAAGATTTATAAAAACTGCGCTTCCATTAGCACTTCTTTCGCTTTTGATGTCAAAAATAACAAAAGCAGTCAAATCCACTGGAGAAGCATTCGCAGGAACTGATGCGGCATTAGAAGAAACAAGAAAAAGATTGAACGCAAATACACAAGAAATCGACAAGCAAATCAAGAAAGCTAAAACATTAAAAGTTATACTGGACGCTATTTCTAAAGGATTTGGCTTTAATCAAACTGCAGATCTATTCGCAGGATTTCAAATAAAAGACCGTATTAAAGACATGCAAGGTGTTC